ATGCCCGTCATAATCTCTGAGAAAATCCCCGAGACACATGCGTACCGCGTATTATCGTCAGTCATGAAGACACCATACATTCATCACCTTTTCGGGGACGACGCCTTGGCCAAGGTGGCCGAACACCTTGGCTGGCTTACGGTCGGCGTAGCCTCCTCTATAGCTTGGCCTCAGGACGACGTTTGGTTAGATTACGATGGTGCCGAGTATCTGCTCCATGGGGCGCGGCAGGAGGGCCAACAACGTATCAGCCCAAGTATTAGTACGCCCGCGAAGCAGAATAATTGCGATGAGGCATTGGCACGTGTGTATCGGTTCACTTCCGTGCTCGGCTTTTACAAGCGGGGTTACGTTGATATCACCGGGCAAGTCTGGGGCAGTCGTATGATTCGTTACTCTACCAGTACAAAGTTCGCAACCCTTTTGCAGTCAGGCTACAGAACTTTTAGCTGTAACCACATGCCCGTCATTGAGGACGACCAAGTACGCAAGGCCCTCGCATTTTTGCGAGAAGGACGTCGACTAGAGCATGTGCATGGACCTTATTCATTTTTGTCGTTTTTCAAGGTCATCGAGAGTCAATTCAAGGCAACCGACCGTATTGCTTGGGTTGAGCGAAACTTAGCCCTTCTCACGGATGAGCAAGCAGTAAAAAGAATCCATGAGCTAAATGGCCAGGGCGTCAACGTCAATCGTCACCTTTTCGATTCGGGACGCTGCGCCGTCGCTCATGCGAGCGTTGGTGGCAACATCGTGGATCCGGACATTCCTGCAGACCGTCAGCGCATCGCTGCCGACCTCAATATTATCGCGGCACTGGCAATCCAATATATTAAGGTGGACGCCGGCGTGCCTGATGAGTCAGACCTCTACCGCATACGAGACCGAGTGGCACCTTGGCATGAGCTAATGCCTAAGGCGTCGGTAGCTAATTTAAAAGTTGGCGGCCGAGTGACAGAGGTCGGCGACTTAGGCAAACTCAATGAAGCAATCGTATCTGTAAGGCTCTGGCCTGACTCGCCCCCAAAGCAGTTTGAGACTATGAAATTGGTGCCGACGGAATGCAGCGACGGCGTATTGAAATTCATTTTACTGAGCGTTCGCAACACTATACTGCTTGCGTTCGCAATGGACTTGGTAAACGGACGCATGCATACGCTGCTGGATGAGAGCGGAATACGTGACGGAAGCGACTTTGGCGAAGAAGATGTCGAAGATTTCACACGCTATTTCCACAGCGTTGTCGCGAATCGCACTGTTGAACTAACCATCGACGGCGTTGAACCAGTCGACTGTGATGTTATCATACCGACAAACATAATTCCGCGTATTCCCGAAGAGGCTGTCGCACAGGCTCTTATAGATTTCAGGCAGCGTCGGGCGCAGAATCAATAAATTTTGGGCGCGAGGTAATGACAGCTTTTTTACGTTGGATTATGTGGAGGATCAGTGACTGAAATTTGCAATTTGGTGTTCTCTTCTCAAGAGTTTCTAAAACTGGTGCCAGGTTTGGTGATTTTCCCGCTAAGTTTGTACTTGGCGATAAAGAAAATCGGGGTAAGCATTTCCTGTTCAGCTCAGATGGGCGAGGATCGTTTTTTTCCAGCTCAGGTGAAAAGTGTGGTGCTATCAAATAACAAAGATCGACCGATCACTATCTACGATGTGTTTGGCGTCTTCGGGGATCATATACAGTTCCCAATGCACCAATTTGAACCTCCCCTTGTGTTGAAAGCTCTTGAGACTATTTCTATCGCGACTGAGCGCTACTCGTTTCTCACAGTAGGAAGCGATGAGTGGCAGCACAGTATGGCCCCAAACGAAAAGATTGATTTTTATATTACAACTACTGAGGGTGGCATCAAATGCAAGTCTTTTGCCAAACCGATGATGATAGCGCAAGCGATCCTGCAAGGATACGTGATGGCGACGCGACATACCAAACAAATAAATGGCAAAGTCATTAGTAAGAAAATCAGGTTTATTATGGTATATGCAGTGGGCAACGATGAAAAAACTGCTCTTATCGAGAGCGGCGGACTACTGGACGAGTTCACTGGTTTGGGCTTCAACTCGATTAGCCTAAATCATATGCAAAGTGTTGAAAAAGTAAGCGAGTATGTCCGCTCCGTTAGCCCGGACTTAAAGTTTCATGTCAGAGAGTCTAAGGGAGGAAGGTTCTAATCGTTCGCCTCTCCGGCGAGCGCAGTATGAGGGTCAGGTCTGTCACTCGGATACGGACTGATGCGCTGGGTGCTGTAGAAGCTGGCTAAGTTGAAAAGCTGATTGGAACCACGAACGTGCGCCATCAGCGCGGCAATGAAATTCCTACCAAAGTATCTATCTACACAAAGGAAAAAAATGCCAGACTTTGAGGAAATTTTAAAAAAAGCTGAACAGGTTCTCAACTCTTCTTATCGCGATTTCAAATCACCAATCTCTGGTTTACACAGAGATTTTGCCGAGCTAAAACTTCAAAGCGCCATATTCCAATATGACATATCCACAGAAATGATTGGAGTAATTCGAAACAAACCAATAGATTTTGCTCAAGCAGTGGCTTTAAAAGGACTAATCCTAAGACTGTTTGAATACAAATTGCGCCTGCAAGAAATGACACCGAAAATCGAAAAACTGATGGCAGAGAGAGGGGTGCCGATCAGTAGGGAAATTAAAAAAGAACTGCGTATACAATTTGCTGCCCCCCTAGGTCTTCTGGAGCGATGGGGGCCACTGAGAAATAATGCAGCGGGCCATTATGGAGCTGACTTTAACCTCCAAATATCGTCATTGGAGAGTGTTGACTACGACCGAGTAATGAGCGTTGCGCAAGGGTTTCTAAGCTACAATCGAGCGTGGGTAAAAATTCTTCGAGACGCTGCTTGGGCTGATTTTACCAATGATTATGATTGTGAATAAAACCCCATACTGGACCAAAAACTTAAAACTATATTTCATTGACTTGAAATTTTCAACCTCCTGAATTAACTTCGAAAGTATCTTTTCAGCATGGACCCCTCTTCCTTTTTTTATAGCCTCACAAATAAGCAACGAAATCAGTTAAATGAACTGGATCGCGCAAACCACGATGCACAAGTAAAAAAATTTGAAGAAGCATATGAAAGAGGTTGCTGCTATTTGTGTGGAGAGCAATTTGATCAGATGCGGACGGCAGCGCCTTGTTCACATTGGCTTCTACGCAGGACAAAATTCAAGAAAAAAGACTTTTCTAAAATTTTCGCTAGATATGATTACCACGCAATCGCAGCTTTCCTACGATGGTGCGCCAACAAAGAGCAGCCTCTCAGGAATATCAATGATCTAGAGGATGAAAAATCTGATCGGAAAATATTAAGTTATTCTATTCGATGGAAAAATATCGAGTGGAGTTTTGATTGCTCCAAAACTGATTTCATGGGACACGGTGGACACCACTCTTCATTTCCTCACTATCACTTTCAAATGCGGATTGATAACCGTCCATTTATAGATTTTAATGAATTTCATGTCCCACTTTCCAAACGTGACATTTTTATGCTTGAGGCGCGAGCATTACCCAATGTTCACTATGGCTTCGGTGCGGCGGGGGCAGGCATGCAGGAAGCGGTGGAAGTGGACGCCGATTGGGTGATCGAGGAAACATCAAGAACGGATCAGGAAGATGAACAAGTTTACAATTTATCGACAATAATTATGGCGGATGAGTCTCCTATCTTTGGGGAAGATTTGCAGAAAATCTTTAGCGAGGTGAAGCGAACCGGCAAAACCTTTGCATCGGTAGCACGCAAGCGCTTGGCTGGACGGGCGTCAGTTCAAACCACTGTGAGTCCTGCCGACTCCATCCCTAATATTGCGGGACGTACTGAGCATAAGCCTCGTTAGCCGCTGTTGCGAAAGCTAACTTTCAAGTCTCATTCTCTTCCGGTAATTCCTAACTCAACTAATTGGCCGGAGAGGATCATGCGAAGGAGTCAGGTTGCCCATTGCAACACCGGCCCGTGTTCATTTTTTCACACGCGGCGGAAGCGGATCAGCTACAGCCACAAAGCGCTCTGCTGGATACTGCTGAAACAAATCCTCCTCTGTCACAAGAGAACCATCGAGCCAGCCTTGATACTGGTCTGGGTCGAGGATCATCACCATCCGCTTTTCGTCATCCGGCTTGTGGAAACGCTGCATGAGCGGATGGCCATCGGCGTTTATCGTCAGCATTGAGAACGACAGCAGCAAATCCTGTGGCCGGAATTCCCATATCCCGGCGATGGCGGCCGGCATGCCATCGGCGCGCTCGATGCGCCAGCGGACTGGATTCCCCGTCTCATAGCAAGGTTCGAAGAAGTTATCGGCGGGGATAATACAGAACTGTTTGCGCTTCCAGGCATTGCGGAAGGACGGCTTTTGCGCCACGGTTTCGGTGCGGGCGTTGTAGGTCTGGCGCGCTAATTTCTTATCGGCCCAATGCGGAACCATGCCGAAACATGCCGGCGCGACTTCCATTTCGCCGGGCGCATCGTGCGAAGCGCGGATGATCGGCGCCATATAGCCGGGCCAGGCTTCCGGCGGCAGGTCAAATTGAGGGGAGCGGACAGCGAAATGCTGTTCGATTTGATCGCTACGGCTGGGGGTATAGTCGGCGCACATGCAAATGATTCTACCTGCCTTCCGGCATCGGCGGCGGTTCCACCCCGACAAAACACAGCCAGGACTGCGCATAGTCGCAAAATTGCATATCCTTTTTGCTGCGTTCAAACCCTGACAGTACCATGCGGCCGTCCCGATACCAGAGCAAATTCACATCAAAGAGTGTTTCGACATACTTTCCGCTCTCTCCATAGGTAAAGCGTGCGAGCTTCACCAATCGGTGCAATCCCTGGTCTGTCGTTTCAACCACTTCCAGCGTACCGGCGCGCGCCGAGTGGTAGCGATCATGCAGCCGGCGCTTCGGCACTTCCACGCCGTTGAGACGCATCTTTAACATTTTTACAATCATGACAAGCCCTGAATAAAATACTGTATATGCATACAGTATATCAAGACTTCTTGAGGTCGCAATATCCAGGCATGACGCATGGGCATGGCAACGTATGATGCGCGCGACATAGAGAGCGAAGCATGGGCCAGCAAAGCGCTGGAAGCGTGCTGTGGCGCGCAAATGACACCCTTCCCACGTCGCCACACCACCCGCACAAAAAAGCGCTCAAAGTGCGTCAAAATGCGTCAAATCACACGCTCCCTCTTCGCCCCGCCGCGCCAGTCCACATGCCCCTTCGGCCATAACGCAAATTTGAGTCAAAACAGCCCTATATAGCGGGCAGGTGTGGAGGGGGGACAACTGCGCGCGCCGGGCCGAAATGGGGCTTTTTCTAGCTTCCATAGCAATATCATTCGTCGGGACGTGAAAAAGCCGCCTCGTGGGCGGCTCGTGGGGCGGCTGGGGCGCTCTGGCGCGGCTGGGCTGTCAACGCCCTAACCTGCCGGCTATCGCAGCATAGCGGCTATCCTGGTCGGCCGGCGCGGGCCTTGGCCGCCTGCTCCTTCTCGTAATCGTCGCGGCAATCGACGTTGCAGAACGGCAGGCCGGGTGCCAGCGGCTCGTCGCAGTAGTGGCAGGCGCCGTGCGCCACCAGGGCGGGCCGTCCGCGCACGGCGGCCAGGCCGCGCGCCACTTCGGCGAAGATGATCTTGTCGGTATTGTCGATATGGTCGCTCATGCCGCGCCCTCCCCGCCTGTGGCCAGATCATACGGGGCGAACTTCACCACTTCCACGCCGGCCCACTCGTTGATCGCCATGAACTGCGACTGCAGCGGCACCAGCTCGTTGCGGGCGAACACGCGCGCGGCCGGCTCGACGGCGCCGAAGCCACCGGCATTGTTCGGCAAGATGCCCATGAGCTGCGGCGGCACGCGGTGCGCGGCCAGCTGGTCGTCGCGCGTCACGCTCTTGATGTTGAAAAACTCGTCCTTGGCGGCCACGTCGGACACGGGGAGAATCTGGATGCCGTCCTTCTTGCCGTTCGGCGCGTACATGAACAGGTTGCGGAAATTGCCCGGTCCCTTGCTGTCGCGCATGGCCTGACGCAGGTTGTCCACGTCCTGGGTGTTGGCCGCCGCGTCCGTCATGTAGAACACGAAACCGGCGTGGGATCCATTTTTGTAGTACTTGCGGCGGAACAAGGTGGCCGCCTCGTTGAGCCAGGCCGATTGCAGCGCGCTCAGGTACTGCGGCACGCCGTACAGCTCCTGGTTCACGTCCGGTTCCATCAGGTGGAACACGCGGCCCGTTTCGAACTGGTGCGCCGTGCCGTGATTGGTGACAAAGAAATACGTGTCCCCATCGATGCCGCGCCGCATGTACTTGGCCAGCGCATGCGCATAGCTCAACGGGCGCCCGCTGCGGCTGGGCCGGTCTTCCAGGTAGCAGTTGCCGAACGTGAGGAAGTCGAGCGCCAGGCGTTTGAAGGCGTCGCGCGACAGGTACTTGCTGGGCATCAGCGTGGACGCCAGCACGTTGGCCTTGAAGTGGATCGCGCTGGAATGGTGCACGCCGGCATTGAACGACTTGGCCAGGCCGGCCAGGTTGATGGGCGGCTCGTACCATTCGCCGTTCTTCCAGCATTCGAAGCAGTCGAGAATGTCGCCGTGCTCAAGCACGGGCGTGGGGTCGCCGAAGGAAAAGGCCTGGATGCCGGCGGCGTCCGACGGCGCCGGCGTGGTTGCAGCAGGTGCGGAGCGCGCGCGGGCGCGCTGATGTCGTGCCTTGTTCAAGATCTTCAAGAATAAATCTCCATGATGGATTGGTGGTTGTCGGTACTGCCTTCGAAGGGTTCGTGGTCGAGCGCGTGCATGCAGGCCCAGGCCAGGTCGGCGTGGCCGGTTTCGTCGCTGCGCCCGGCCACATAGGTGACGTGGCGCCCGCTGGGCGTGAGGGTTTTGCGGATCGCCATGAACGATTGCGCGATGTCGATCCAGCCGGCGTCAAATTCCAGCCGGCCCTTGCTGATGATGTTTTTGGCCTTCAAGACCATGCGCGTCTTGACTTCCGGCGAATAGTTCAGCGCCGTGACGGCCGGGAAGAAGCCGCGCACGATGGGCAGCACGCCGATGCCCATGCCGGTCGTGTCGATGCCGATGTATTCGACGTTGTAGCGCTGCGTCATCTGGCGGATGGCTTCGGCGTGATCCTCGAAGCTCTGCCCGCGCCACTGGTGGCGTTCCAGCACGCGGAACTTGCCGCCGGCCGTCATGGGCGGCGCCAACACCACGCAGCCGGCGCTGTCGCCGTTCAAGGCCGGGTCGTAGCCGATCCACACGGCGCGGTTGCCGAAGGGGCGCAGGCCCAGCAGTGGCTTGTAATCGTCCCATTCGACCCAGGAATCGACCATGCAGCGCTGCAGCTCGTTCAAGGGGAAAACGCTGTCCGAATCGTCGATGAAATTGCACATCAACAGGTTTTCGAACTGGTCGGGGCTGTATTCGAAGTTGCGCAGCTCGTCAATGTCGAACAGGTTGCAGCCGCCGCGCTCGGCGTCCAGGATCGTGACGATCTGGCGCCATATCTTGTCTTCGCCCGTGTAACCGGACGCCAGGCGCTGGTGGCTCACGTCGATGTTGAACTGCTCGGCCTTGGCGCGGCGCTTGTTGAACAGCTCGCCGGTCCAGAACGGATAGGCCTGGTGCGTGGTCGAGGATGGCGTTGAAAAGTAGGTCTTGCGCCATTTCTTGTGAATGGCCATGCCCGAGGCCACCTTGTTCAACTCCTGGAAATTCTGCGTCCAAAAGAATTCATCGAAGTAGAAATTACCGTGGTAACCCTGCGCCGTGCGTGCATTGGTGCCCAGGAAATACAGGTGGGCGCCATTCGGCAGCACGATGGGATCTCCCGTCAGGTCGATGCCGGCCGCCTCGCGCGCGAATTGCACGATGTATTGCTTGAAGACGTGCGCCTGGCTCTTGGAGGCGGACAGGAAGATTTGATTGCGGCCCGTGGCCATGGCGTCGGCCAGCGCCTCGCGGGCAAAGTACCAGGTGGCGCCAATCTGGCGGCTCTTGAGGATGGCGCGCGTGCGCTGGTCGCCGTTGCGATACCAGACCTTTTGATAGTCGAACAGCGAATCCTGAAAGGCGTCGAGCAATTGAATGCGCTGTTCGTCGCTGAAGTCGTTGCGCGTCGGTTTCTTCTTCGGCCCCGCGTTGCGGTTCGCCAGCTTAGGGTTGAGATCGACCTCGTTGCCGCCCGGCTGCTCGTAGCGGCGCACGCGCGCCGCCTGCACGATGGCGCGCATCAGCAGATCGATTTCCTTGTAATCGCTGCCGCTCTTGACCTCTTTTTCGATCAATTTGACCAGGCGCAGCTCAGCCGCCGCTTCCACGTGCTCGATGGCCTGCGCCTTGTCCCACTCGTCGCGCGCCTTCCAGCTATTGATCGTGCTGCGCTTGATCCCCAGGTGGCGGGCGATGGACGAAATGCGCCAGCCCTTCCAGTACAGGGCGCGCGCGGCACGGCGCGGCTCGGATTCGGGCACGGCCAGTTCGGCGATTTTTTCGTCCGCCGTTTGTTCGCTTGTTTTCTCGATTGTCAGCATGCCGCCAGCGTAGGCCGCGCGCGCGCGGAACGGGGAAAGGCAAAAGTCGCTATGGCCCATAGCAACCCGCCCCGCATTGAATCGCCGGGCCAAGACGTTGACCATGGCGTTATCCGATCAACCGAGACAGACACCATGGCAACCAAATCCCAATTCTTCCGCGTCGCCACCGAAGGCGCTACCACGGACGGCCGCAACATCGACCGCGCCACTATCGAGCAGCTTGCCGCCACCTACAACCCGAAAACCTATGGCGCGCGCATCTGGCTGGAACACATCCGGGGCATCCTGCCCGACAGCCAATTCAAAGCCTACGGCGACGTGATCGCGGTGAAAGCCGAGGAAGTGGACACGGACAACGGGAAGAAACTGGCCCTGTTCGCGCAGATCGAGCCCACGCCGGAACTGGTCGCCATCAACAAGGCGAAACAGAAGCTGTACACCAGCCTGGAAATTCAGCCTGACTTCGCCGACACCGCGCAGCCGTATCTGGTCGGCCTGGGCGTCACCGACAGCCCGGCCAGCCTGGGCACCGATGCCCTGAAATTCTCGGCCAACCGCAAGCAGCACAGCACCAACCTGTTTAGCACTGCCGTCGAAGTCGAGCTGGCATTCGATGAGCCGCAAGGCATCAAGCTGGCCGATGCCGTCAAAAACCTCCTGTCGCGCTTCTCCAATAAATCCGGCACCGACGCAGCGCAATTCGCCGACATCAGCGAAGCGGTGGAAACCCTGGCCGGCCACGTCGTCACGGTCAATGACAACTACGCCAGCGCCCTGGCACGCCTGGACAAAGCGGAAACGGCCTTGACCGTCACGCAGGCCGACCTCGATGCTTTCAAGGCGCAGATGGACGCGGCGCCCGGCAACGCGCCGCGCCGCCCGTCCGCCACCGGCAACGACGGCGCCGTGCAGACCGAGTTTTAAGCGCCCGCGCCCTTACCCATCCTCATATCAATCACGGAGCAAACATAGATGAAAAAGCACACCCGCCAGGTCTACAGCCAGTATGAAACCCGCCTGGGCCAGTTGAACGACACGGATAGCGTCGCCAAGACCTTCAGCGTAGCGCCCAGCGTGCAGCAGAAGCTGGAAACGAAAATGCAGGAATCGAGCGAGTTCCTGTCGAAAATCAACGTCATCGGCGTGGGCGAACAGGAAGGCGAAAAGCTGGGCCTGGGCGTGTCCGGCCCGATTGCCGGCCGCACCGACACCAAGGCCAAGGAACGCGAAACGCGCGACCTGTCCACCATGGACAGCACCAAATACCGCTGCGAGCAGACCAACTTCGACACGCACCTGACGTATGCCAAGCTGGACGCTTGGGCCAAGTTCGCCGACTTCCAAGCGCGCGTGGCCAATGCCATCGTGACCCGCCAGGCGCTCGACCGCATCGTCATCGGTTTCAATGGCGTCAAGGTCATGGCCACCACCGACCTGGCCGCCAATCCGCTGCTGCAGGACGTCAACAAGGGCTGGCTGCAGCACTTGCGCGAACAGGCGCCCGAGCGCGTGCTGGGCCTGGTCGGCGCCGGCCTGCCGGGTAAAGTCATCATCGGCGAGGGTGCGGACGCGGCCNCAGGCGCTCGACCGCATCGTCATCGGTTTCAATGGCGTCAAGGTCATGGCCACCACCGACCTGGCCGCCAATCCGCTGCTGCAGGACGTCAACAAGGGCTGGCTGCAGCACTTGCGCGAACAGGCGCCCGAGCGCGTGCTGGGCCTGGCCGGCGCCGGCCTGCCGGGCAAGGTCATCATCGGCACTGGCGCGGATGATGACTATGCCAATCTGGACGCGGCCGTGGTCGATGCCGTCAACCTGCTGGACCCGTGGTATCAGGAAGACACGGGCCTGGTCGCCATCGTCGGCCGCAAGCTGTTGAGCGATAAATACTTCCCGCTGGTGAACACCAAGCAGGCGCCCACGGAAACCCTGGCGGCCGACATCATCATCAGCCAGAAACGCATCGGTGGCCTGCCGGCAGTGCGCGTGCCCTACTTCCCGGACAACGCCATCCTGATTACCCGCTTCGACAATCTGTCGATTTACTTCCAGGACGGCGCGCGCCGCCGCCGCGTCGAGGACAAGCCTTCGCGCGACCGCATCGAGAACTACGAGTCGTCCAACGATGCGTATGTGATCGAAGACCTGGGCCTGGCAGCGCTGGTCGAGCACATCGAGCTGAAAGCCTAAGCCATGGGCAATCTGTCCCCTGCCCTGCGCCACCGCGCGCGCATGCTGGCCGAGCGCACGGCCGGCGCCGCCGAGCCGCAGGGCGTGACCACCGGCAGCGCCTACGAGCTGATGCTTTATAAACTGTCCGACGACCGGCGCCGCCTGAAATCCATCCAGTCGGTGGAGCGCAAGATCGAGGTCAAGGCCACCATGCTGGCGACCTATGCGCAATGGATCGACGGCGTGCTGGCCGGCGGCAAGGGCGCGCAGGACGACGTGGTGGCCACCCTGCTCGTGTGGCACATCGACACGGGCGAGTATGACCGCGCCCTGGTCATCGCCGCCTACTGCATGGAACACCGCTTCACCCTGCCGGAAACTTACAGCCGCGACATTCCCACCATGATGCTGGACGAGTTTGCCGCCGCCTACCTGCAGGGCAAGCTGGGCGACGACCCGCAGCATGCCGTGGCCGTGCTGGGCGCCGTCGAAGCCATGACGGCCGCCAGCGACGCGCCCGACCAGGCGCGCGCCAAGCTGCACAAGGCCATCGGCCTGGCCATGGTGGCCGTGCTGGACCAGCAGGACGCGACGGACATCGCCCCGGCCCTGCTGGAACAAGCTGGCGTGGCCATGGCGCAGTTGCAGCGCGCGCGGGCCTTGTCCGAGTCCGTCGGCGTCAAGAAAGATATGGAACGGCTGGAACGGCGCATCAAGCGCGCGGCCGATTCCAGCTAAAGAGCAGCCCCCGGCGCACAGGCGGCACGGGGGGATTCTGGCGATTTTATCTGCCTGATGAACCCCGTCCACCGCCTCCCCTTTCACTTCCACCGCAGACACCATGTCCTTTATCGCCCTTCCTCCCCGCGCACCAGGTGCCGCCAGCACGCCGCCGGCACCCAGCCCCACGCCCGGCATCGTGGAAAACGATGGCTGGTTCCCCGATATCACCTTGGCAGAAATGCGCGACGCCATGCGCCTGGACGGCACCGTCACCGACGCGCGCCTGGTGCAAGCCGTGGTCGATGCGATTTTGCATGTGAACCGCGAGCTGGCCGCCTGGCAAAGCACGCATGCCGCCGCCGGCATCGCCGCGCTGGCGGACGTGCCCGCCAGCCGCATCAACCGCGAAAGCCGTTTGCTGGCGCAGTACCGGCGCGCCGTCTACAGCACGGCCAAGGCCGACTTGATCGAGCGTTACCGCGACTACGACACCACGGCGTCATCGGCCAGCGACAAGAAAAGCATGGAATGGCTGGACGAAGCGCCCGGCGCCCAGCGCAGGAATGCGCAATGGGCCATCGCCGATATGGTCGGGCGCACGCACCTGACGGTGGAATTGATCTGATGCAGGTGCGCACGCAGCAGCACGACACGGTAGACGCGCTGGTGTGGCGCTACCTGGGCGACGGCGCCGGCTATGTCGAGCAGACGCTGGAAATGAATCCGGCGCTGGCCCGCCACGGCGCCGTGCTGCCGGCCGGCCTGGTCGTCACCCTGCCGGAACCTGTCGCCAGCGTGGCCGCCACGGCCGACGTTGTGCAGCTATGGGACTGACTTCTTTAACAACTTTTAATTTATCCTCATCATGGAGAAACAAGCTATGTCCGCAGAATCGTTTGGTGGCTTCGCCGCCCTGGTCAAACTGTACGGCTTCAAGGCCGCGCTGGGCATGATCGGCGCCGCCATGCTGTACATCGTGCTGCCCCCCTTGAACAGCGACGGCACATTCAACAAGGGCGAATTCGTCGCCCGCCTGGCCTGCGCCGGCGTGTTCTCGTGCCTGCTGGGCGGCACCGCGTACCAGCTGCTGTGCGCGCAACTGCCGGCCATCGGCGCCATGGTCAACGCTTCCGCCGTCGACCTGATCGTGGGCGCGCCCGGCTGGTGGGTATCGCGCGCCGTGGCCCTGTGGTTCCAGCGCCGCAGCGACAAGGACATCGCCGAGCTGGTCAACGACGCGAAGGAGCATTGATGGCCGCCACGGAAAACCCGCTGATCGCGCGCGCCATCGATGACGTGCTGCGCGCCGAAGGCGGCTACGTGAACGACCCGCACGACAAGGGCGGCGAAACCAACTTCGGCATCACCGTGGCCGTGGCCCGCGCCAACGGCTACCAGGGCGCCATGCGCGACCTGCCCGTGGCGCTGGCGCGCGCTATCTACCTGGCGCGCTACATCACGGGGCCGAAATTCGACCAGGTGCTTGCGATGCACGCCGGTATCGGCGCCGAGCTGATCGACACGGGTGTGAACATGGGGCCGCGCGTGGCCGCCGAATTCCTGCAGCGCTGGCTGAACGGTTTTAACGACACGGGCGCGCGCTATCCCGTGCTCACCGTCGATGGCAGCCTGGGCAAGCAGTCGCTGAGCGCGCTGGCCGCCTTTCTCGCCTGGCGCGGCCAGGAAGGCGCCGCCGTCATGCTGCGCGCCCTGAACGGCCTGCAGGCGGCGTGCTATCTGGACATCACGGAAGCGAACAAGACGCAGCGCCGCTTCCTGTTCGGCTGGCTGCGCACGCGGGTGGCGCTGTGATGGCGGCACCGCCCTGGCGCGCGCTGGCCGTGGGCCTGCTGGCGGGCGCCGTGCTGGGGTGGACGACGCAGGGCTGGCGCAACGACGCCGTCCTGGCCGACGTGCGCCGCACCGCAGCCACCGCCGAGGCAACGGCCGCCGCCGCGCTAGTGCAAGCCACCGGCCGCGTGCTGCTGCTGGAACGCGCGGCCGGCGGCCAGCTCGCCACGCGCACCGATCAACTCACCGAGGACAACCACCATGCCCAAACTGACCGCGACCGCTTTATGGCTGACGTGCGCAGCGGCGCTATCCGCCTGTCAATCCCCGTCGCCGGCTACCGCCCCGGCACTGGCGCCGACCCCGCAGATTCCGCCGCTGCCGGCGTCGATCGCCAGCAAGCGCGTGCCGAACTTGACGGTGCGGCTGCGGCAGCTCTTGACGCCATCGCCGGCGACGGCGACGCCGCCACCCGCCAGCTCAACGCCTGTATCGACGCCTACAATCTAGTGAGGGACACTTACCATGTACAAACCGAATAGCCTGCGCCAGCACCTGGCCACCGCCATCCCCGAGCTGCAGCGCGATCCCGACCGCCTCGTCGTCTTCGTCGATGAAGGCAACGTGGTGGCCACCGCCACCGCCTCCCTCTCCTTCGAATACCGCTTTACATTGAACCTGATCGTGACCGACTACGCGGGCGACGCGGACGCCATCATGGTGGCCATGATCGCCTGGCTGAAAGTTCATCAGGCCGAACTGATGGCCAACGAGGAACAGCGCAAGCGCGGCATCAGCTTTGAAGTCGATTTCAATAACCATGAAACCGTCGATATTTCCATCAAGCTGGACTTGACCGAGCGCGTCATTGTCAAGCGCGGCGACAGCGGCCGCCACGACATCCAGCACGCCGCCGAGCCGCAGGGCACGCCCGGCTACACGGACGAATTCTGGACGTTGTACGACGGCGACACCCTGCTGGCCGAATGGCAAGTACCGCAGGCGGCCGCATGAGCGACGACCTGCACGCGCTGGAAGCCTGGGCAGGCGCCCTGCTGGCAAAGCTGGCGCCGGCCCAGCGCCGCGCCATCAATCACAAGGTGGCCATCGACCTGCGGCGCAGCCAGGCGCAGCGCATCAAGGCGCAGCAGGGGCCGGATGGCACGGCCTATCCGGCGCGCAAGCGGCGCAAGGAATTCAAGGGGAAGAATGGACGCATCAAGCGGCAGAAGGCGGCCATGTTCGCCAAGATACGTACCGCCAAACACCTGAAGGTGAAGGCGACAGGCGACCAGATCGAGGTCGGGTTCTTTGGATGGGTGGCGCGCGTGGCGCATGTGCATCAGTTTGGCCGGCAAGACCGCTTGTCGAAAAAAGGGCCACTGTACAAATACCCGGCGCGCCCGCTGCTCGGCTTGAGTGAACCGGATCGCACGTTAATACGCGAATCGCTGCTGCATCATATGGAGAAAAACTAAGATGCTTCAATGCAAACTTCAACTGACATTAGTTATCAAATGAGTTAGAGTTGCATGATACCGTCCGCAACCGGCCGGGAGCAGCGAGTATATTTGAGGAACAGTTAAATGAGTTCAAATGTCGGCACGCTTATCTTGGGCCCTAGATGTTTCAATGTAAAGCGAGCCATAATTTCTCGCAGAGCGGACCTCTGGGAAATTGAAGTCGAGACGGAAGACGAAGAATATGATGGCGAGCGCTGGGCGCCTAACCTTTATCATCAGGGGCTATTAGCTAGTGTTTTTGAGGATGCAGGTCCAGGAGTAAAACGGACGTCCTGGATTGCCACGAACGATGAGGGATATCCCCATCCCGAAGGTGGTTACATGTTTGTGTTTGGGCATCATGATGTCAGGTCGTGCATCGTGACGTTTAGCACTCAATCTGGAGGCCACCTCGAACTTAAGTGGTCTGGAAAGTGTGACGTATTCTGGGATGATGAGTTTAGCAAAGATGTCCCGTTCGATTGTACCTGCATAGCCATAGTCAATGACTGAATTCGGCCAGAAGCGGAACTTCTCGATGCCGCCCCTTAAAATGAAAAATTTTAAAACCTTAAGGTGCATATGAACGCACTTCACTTCATCTTGGCACTCGCAATCGTAACAGGCGTCATGCAATCTACCTTGGATAAAGCGGGTGTTGGTCGCGTGGAGGATACCGTGATATCCAGCGCATCCAACGTGTTCGTTGCGCTTTCAATTCCAATCACATTCGTTAGCAATCTCGGACTCATCGTGATTACGATTTGGTCTTTCTTTGTTTTACCCTGGCTTCCAACTCTGGGAGTAATCGCCATCGCTTTCTTTGGCTTCTCGTTTGTATGGGGCATGCTCCTCGGCACTTGGCGGCGGGGCGAGAGCTGGCTATCGTTAGTCGCCGCCGGCCCACCGCTCGTCTTCGTACTGCGCCTAGTTTGCACTGTTGCGGTTCTCTTCCTTGGCTTCAGCTATTTCCATGATGCACCATGAACCCTCCGTCAAGGTGACATCTTTTGCTGATGCGCAAGCCGATCCGTACGGCAAATGATCGTTCGGTATCCCTCCCGGTCCGATTAGGGGCGGAACCTGCCAACAGTGGCAAGCGGTCAGAGGCAGCAGTGCAAACCATCAAAACAATTTGAGCTGAAAGTTTGAGATATTTATGAAACTAACACTCCTGTGCCTTCCTACCTTTCTATTCACTGCCTGCGCCAGTATCGACAACGCGGCCGAGGCAGCTAAGGTGGAAGCTGCGGGATGGACCTACAGGCAATGCCTCGTCGGTCGGATTCTCAGTAAGCACACAGATGTCGACTTGTATTGTCGGCCTGCAAGAATCGGCCTATTCCAGGCAGTGATGGCAGATCCGCGCCATTACGAAAAATCCCCTTTTTTTGATGCCTTTGCAAAAAATATAATTGAGATGGCCCGGCACGATGTCGAGCTTGCCAAAGACGTGGTGAGTGTTAAACCTACTCGCTGATGTAACGGTTCGGGGAACTCGACGACTCCCGGTCAAAGCTGATAGCCCACTGGGGTTACTATATTTAATAATCGCTTCGGGGCGAAAGCGGCCCCCCTCAAAATCGCCCTTGCTTGGAAAATATGAGTTTATGCCAAATGAGCCGTCATAGTCGATAAGCCCCATATCAACCCGCCCCCGCGTGCATCCGCACGCGGACTTCGGCAACATGCAATGCATGAATGCCGACCTGTCCGACCTCCTCCGCTTGCTGCAAAACCTGATCCGCCTGGGCACCATTGCCGAGGTCAAAGGGGCCAAGGCGCGCGTGCGGCTTGGGCCGACACTCACCACCGAATGGCTGAAATGGGCCACACGACGCGCAGGCAGCACGCGCACCTGGTCAGCGCCGACCATCGGCGAACAAGTCATCGTCTTTTCCCCGGGCGGCGATCTGACACGCGGCGTCATCCTGCCCGCGCTGTACTCGCAGGAATTTGACGCGCCCGAAACCAGCGACAGCATCCACACCACCCATTACCCGGACGGCGCTGTGGTGCAGTACGACCATGCTGCCCACGCCTTAACCGCCGTGCTGCCCGGCGGCACGGCCAGCATTACCGCCGACAAAGTGACGTCGAACGCCCCCAGCACCATCTGCACGGGCGATTTGACCGTCATGAAAAACCTGATCGTCATGCAAAGCACCACCGTGCAGGGTGCCACCGCCCTGAACGGCGGCGTGAACGCCAAGGCCGGCGCCGCTGGCGGCGTGGCCATGGCCGTGCAAGGAACCATCAAGGCCAGCGACGACGTGCTGGCCGGCGCCATCAGCCTGGCCAAGCATACGCACGGCGGCGTCAAGGCCGGCGGCGACCAGTCGAACGGGCCGCTGCCATGATGGGCATGCACGCCGCCACCGGGCGCAGCCTCACGGGCCTGGGCCATCTGCGCCAGTCGGTCACCGACATACTCACGACACCTATCGGCTCGCGTATCCGGCGCCGCCGCTATGGTTCCGAGGTGCCCGAGCTGATCGACCAGCCCTTGAACAGCGCCACGCAGTTGCGCATCTATGCCGCCACCGCCTTCGCCCTGCGCCACTGGGAGCCGCGTTTGCAGCTTGCCAGCGTGCAGCTCACGCGCGACACGGACGGCGCCATCACCGTGCTACTCGATGGCACGGCGAATGGCCAGGGCATCACCCTGGCCGTGCCCGTCAAAGGAGGCGCCGCATGAGCACGCCTATCGACCTGACGCAATTGCCGGCGCCCAGCGTGGTGGAAGTGCTGGACTTCGAAGCCATCCTCGCCACGCGCAAGGCCCACCTAGTGAGTCTGCTGCCGGAAGCCGATCGCGCGGCCGTCACGGCCCTGTTGGAGCTGGAATCGGAGCCGGCCACCAAGCTGCTGGAAGAGAACGCGTATCAGGAAACCATCCTGCGCAACCGCGTCAACGAGGCGGCCCGCGCCGTCATGCTGGCGTTTTCCCTCAATGGCGACCTCGATCAACTGGGCGCCAACGTCAACGTGGCGCGCCTGGTCATCACGCCCGCCAATCCGAACGCCCTGCCGCCCGTGGCCGCTGTCACGGAAGACGATGACGCCTACCGCCTGCGCATCCAGGAAGCGCCGGACGGCCTGTCCGTGGCCGGCCCGAAGGCATCGTATGAATTTCACGCCCGCAGCAGCGACGGCAAGGTCAAGGACGCAAGCGCCACCAGCCCCGCGCCGGCCAGCGTTACCGTCACGGTGCTGGCCAACAACGACACCGGTATCGCCGACGCCGAACTCTTGTCCACCGTGGCGCGCGCGCTCAATGCGGAAGAGGTGCGCCCCCTGGGCGACCGCCTCACGGTGCAGGCGGCCCAGGTCATCGATTACCAGATCGAGGCCACCTTGTTTATCGGCGTCGGCCCGGAAGTGCCGATCCTGCTGGACGCCGCGCGCGCCAACGCCGTGCGCGTATCCCAGCCGCGCCGCCCGCTGGGGCACAGCATCTATCGCTCCGCCTGCAGCGCCGCCGTCCACGTCGAAGGCGTGCGCAAGGTCGTCTTGAGCAGCCCGGCGGCGGACATCGAACTGGACGCCACCCAGGCCGCGCGCTGCACCGCAATCTATTTGAATGTGGTCGTGCTCGATGAATAAGACCGTGCCGACCCTGCCGTCCAACAGCACGGCGCTGGAGCGCGCCATTGCCGTGGCCTGCGCCGAGCTGGTCAACGTGCCCGTGCCGCTGCGCGAGCTGTGGAGCGCCGACCGCTGCCCGGTCGCCCTGCTGCCGTTTCTGGCCTGGGCCTGTTCCGTCGACCGCTGGGACGACGCCTGGCCCGAATCGATCAAGCGCGGCACCATCAAGGCGTCCTACTTCATCCACAAGCACAAGGGCACGATTGCCGCCGTGCGCCGCGTGGTCGAGTCCCTGGGCTATTTGATCCGCATCACCGAATGGTGGCAGACCGCGCCGCCAGGCGTGCCGGGCACCTTTCGCCTCGACGTCGGCGTGCTGGACTCGGGCATCACGGACGCCATGTTTCAGGAAATGGAACGCCTGATTGCCGACGCCAAACCCGTCAGCCGACACCTGACGGGCCTGGCGCTGTATCTGGAAACCCGTGGCCAGGTGCAGATCGGCCTGGCCGCCTATCACGGCGATGCGATGACGGTTTATCCGTGGATCGCCGAAGAAATCGAAGTGCGCGGCACCTTATTACAAGGCGGCGCACCCCATACCATTGACACCATGACCATCTATCCATGAGCACATACTTTGCCATTCTGACGCAGGTAGGCGAGGCCAAACTGGCCAATGCCATCGCCCTTGGCCAAACCCTGAAATTGAAAAAAATGGGCGTGGGCGACGGCAACGGCGTCCTGCCGATCCCGGACCGCTTGCAAAAGGCGCTGGTGCATGAAGTGCGCCGCGCCGACCTGAACCAGTTGGCCATCGACCCGGCCAACGCCAGCCAGATCATCGTCGAGCAGGTATTGCCCGAGGACGTGGGCGGCTGGTGGCTGCGAGAAATCGGCATCTACGACGAGGCGGGCGACCTGTGCGCCGTGGCCAACTGCCCGCCCAGCTACAAGCCCTTGATGGTCGAGGGCAGCGGCCGCACGCAAGTGGTGCGCGTGGTGCTGATCGTCGCCAGCACGGCCGCCATCGAGCTGAAAATTGATCCGTCCGTGGTGCTGGCCACGCGCAAGTATGCCGACGACAAAGCCGCCGAGGCTGTCATGGCGCATGAGGCGAAGACTAACCCGCACCCGCAGTACTTGAGCAAGATCGACGGCGAAGCCAAGATCGCGGCGGCGATTGCCGCCCTGGTCGATAGTTCGCCTGATACCTTGAACACGCTGGCCGAACTGGCCGAGGCGCTGGGACGCGATCCGCATTTCGCCACCACGATTGCCAATGCGTTGGCGTTGAAAGCTCCGCTCGACTCACCCGACCTCACCGGCACGCCGCGCGCGCCGACGATCCCCCACGGCGACAATTCCGCGCGCATCGTGACCGCTCGCGCCCTGGTCGAGGCAACGCAGGGCCGTGCCGGCGTGCAGGGACTGGTGGGCGCGAACAGCGTCGCTTCGCCGGCGAACAAATTCACCGTGTCCGCGCTCGCCGTCACGATGCGCAACCCGACCACCGGACAGACCATCACGAAATATGCCACCGGCGCCTTGACGGCGGACGTGTCCGTGGTAGGCGCGAACGGCCGGGATCAGGCGGCCGTCATTGCCGGCACCTCGTCGGTACACCTGCACTTCATCTTCAATCCCGCAACGGGCGTGACCGCCCTGCTGTGGAGCGCATCGGCAGACGCCCCGACGCTGCCGGCCGGGTTCTCCTTCTTCGCCTATGCCACCACCATCCGCTACCAGGGGGCCAACGTCATCACGCCCATGCTTGCGCGTGGCGCCAAGGTCTTTTACGCCAACGACTCCAGCGCAACGCGCGTGCTGAGCGGCGGCGCCGTGACCTCGCCACCCGCGCCGGTTGACTGCTCCCAGTACGTCCCGGCGAACGCGACAAGGGCAATCCTGCACTGCGAGCTACAGCTATCTAGCTCATCAACAGCGATGTTTTTGCTATCCATCGTCGTCTTGGGCATGCAGTTCGCGCCAGTGCAATTTTCCATCGCCACTCCCGACACCTACATGCAAGGCGCAGGGACTGTCGAGATTCCCCTCGACAGCGCCAGGCGCTTCAACTACGCCATCACGGCCGGAGCTAAGGGTGGCGCCTATATCGCCGTCATGGGCTATATCGTTCCCAATGGAGATTGCTAAGTGAAAAATTCTTTTCGTGACCCCGTCACGCACGTCNCAGGCGCTTCAACTACGCCATCACGGCCGGAGCTAAGGGTGGCGCCTATATCGCCGTCATGGGCTATATCGTTCCCAATGGAGATTGCTAAGTGAAAAATTCTTTTCGTGACCCCGTCACGCACGTCCTCAAGGCCTGGGGCTTTGTCAATGCCAACGAAGTGGGCGACCTATCGCGGGCCGAACCCCTGAGCTTCAACCTGGTGCCCGGCGACTGGCGCCTGATCGATGACGTATGGATCGCCGTTCCAGCAGCTTTGCCCCCGGTACTTTCCGCGCCTGACCCGCGCACCCCATCCACCGATTACCCAATTGAACAGGAGTAGCAAGAATGGCCACCGACTACCACCATGGCGTGCGCGTCATTGAAATCAACGAGGGTTCGCGCCCCATCCGCACCGTGTCCACGGCCGTGCTGGGCCTGATCGCCACGGCCGACGATGCCGACCCTATCGCTTTTCCACTGGATACGCCCGTGCTCGTCACCAACGTGCTGGCCGCCATGGGCAAGGCCGGCAAGACGGGCACCCTCTACCGCGCGCTGGAGGCGATTGCCGCGCAAACAAAACCCCTGACCATCGTGGTGCGCGTGGCCGAAGGCGAGACGGAAGCGGACACCACCAGCAACGTGGTGGGCGGCGTGTCGCCCGATGGCAAGTACCTGGGCGCCAAAGCACTGCTGGCCGCGCAAAGCAAGCTCGGCGTGAAGCCGCGCATCCTGGGAGCGCCGGGCCTGGACACCAAGGCCGTCACCAATGCCCTGGCCAGCGTGGCGCAGCAGTTGCGCGCGTTTGTCTACGCTTCCGCGTATGGCTGCAGCAACGTGGTGGCCGCCACTACCTATCGCGGCCAGTTCGGCCAGCGCGAGGTCATGATCATCTGGCCGGATTTTGTGAACTGGGATACCGCCATCGACGAGGAGGCGAGTATTTCCGCCGTGGCCTACGCCATGGGCCTGCGCGCCAAGATCGACGAGGAAACAGGCTGGCACAAAACGCTGTCGAACGTGGTCGTCAATGGCCCGACCGGCTTGACGCAGGACGTGTTTTTCGACCTGCAAGACCCTGCCACCGATGCCGGCGTGCTCAACGCCAAGGAAGTCACCACCCTGATTAACATGGGCGGCTACCGCTTCTGGGGTTCGCGCACCTGCGAGGCGCCGGGCGGCTTCTTCTATTTCGAGAACTATACGCGCACGGCCCAGGTGCTGGCCGACACCATCGCCGAAGCGCATTTCGCCTTTGTCGACCTGCCCTTGCATCCATCCCTGGTGCGCGACATGCTGGAAAGCATCAACGCCAAGTTCCGCGACCTCAAGCGCCAGGGCTACATCATTGACGGCCATGCCTGGTATGACGAGCAGTACAACGACAAGGACACCTTGAAGGCGGGCAAGCTGGCCATCGACTACGACTACACGCCCGTGCCGCCGCTGGAAAACCTGCGCTTCCAGCAGCGCATCACCGACCGCTACCTGGCTGACTTCGCCTCGCGCATCGCCGCCTAACCATCATCAGCACCACCCTGCCCGCGCCCGCGCGGGCGCAACTGAACAACGGAGAACGCTATGGGCCTGCCCCGCAAACTGAAAAATTTCAACCTGTTCCAGAACGGCGTGTCCTTCCTGGGCATGGTGCCGGAAGTCACCTTGCCGAAACTGAGCCGCAAGATGGAAGAGTACCGCGCCGGCGGCATGAGCGGCCCCGTGTCCGTGGACTTCGGCAACGAGGCGCTGTCGCTGGAATGGAGCGCCGGCGGCCTGATCGCCGAAGCCCTGAAACAGTATGGCGCCCACTCGCACGGCGCGGTACAACTGCGCTTTGCCGGCGCCTACCAGGAGGACGACGAGGGCAGCGTGGCCGCCGTCGAAATCGTCGTGCGCGGCCGTTACAAGGAAATCGATATGGGTGGCGCCAAGATGGGCGACGACACCACCCACAAATACACCATGCCCTGCAGCTATTACAAGCTGCTGATCGACGGCGCCACCGTCATCGAACTGGACTTCATGAGCGGCACCGAGAACTTCGGCGGCGGCGACGGCAATGCCGCCATCCGCAAGGCCATCGGCCTGTAATCCCTTTTTTACTGACCACCACACTACAAGGACCACACCATGCATACCGATATCCAAAACAGCGCCGTCATCGAACTGGACGAGCCGATCAAGCGCGGCGACAGCTTCATCACCGCGCTGACCGTGCGTAAACCCAAGGCGGGCGCCCTGCGCGGCGTGTCCCTGATCGAGCTGGCCAACCTGAACGTGTCGGCCCTGCAGATCGTGCTGCCGCGCATCACTGAACCGACCCTGACCGCGCACGACGTGGCCAACATGGACCCGGCGGACTTGCTGGCCGTGGGCGCCGAGGTTGCCGGTTTTTTGGNGCGGCGTGTCCCTGATCGAGCGGGCCAACCTGAACGTGTCGGCCCTGCAGATCGTGCTGCCGCGCATCACTGAACCGACCCTGACCGCGCACGACGTGGCCAACATGGACCCGGCGGACTTGCTGGCCGTGGGCGCCGAGGTTGCCGGTTTTTTGGCGAGCAAAGCCGATCGCCTTTCGGTATCCCCGGCGAAGTAGAAGACGCGATGGCCGACATTGCCGGCGTCTTTCACTGGACGCCGGCAGCGATGGACGACTTTACGATAAATGAACTGATGGCCTGGCGCGAACGCGCCCGGCAACGAAGCGGAGCGGAATAGATGGCTGGTCGGGATCTGAAATTACAGGTGGTATTTGCGGCACTGGACAAGATTACCGGCCCGCTGAAAAAAATCATGGGCGGTTCCAGCGACACGGCCAAGGCCTTGAAAGCGACCAGCGACCGCTTGCGCGAGCTGAACATCCAGCAGAGAAACCTGGGGAAATTCCGGGAATTGCATAGCGGGATCAATGCCACGCGTGCCAAGCTGAAAGAAGCGCAGGACAAACTCAACGACCTTGCTGCGAAAATGAAGCAGACCGAGGCGCCCACGCGTGCCATGACGCGCGAATTGAAAGCCGCGACCAAGGTCACGCAGGACTTAACCCTGAAAGGTCGAGAGCAAAGCCAGCAATTCCGCGCCCTGCGCGCCAGCCTGAAGGAGGCCGGCATCGACACGCGCCAACTGGGCAAGGCCCAGGAGTGGCTTAAAAACAGCATCCAGTTGACGAACGTTGAATTGGCCTCGCAACAAAAGCGCCTGGCCGCGTCAGCAGCCAAGCAGCAGCGCGTCGCCAACGCCACCCAGCACGCCGACAAGCTGCGCAGCAAGGCGGGCAGCATTGCCATGGCCGGCGCTGGTGCGACAGCAGCCGGCGCTGTGGCGGCCGCGCCCGTCGTCAAGGGCTTGCACGAAGCCAAGCACTACGAAATCGAAACGGCGCGTATCCGCGCGCTGGGTACGCGCACGGCCAAGGAAAAAGAACACGCGATTGCGTTTGCGAAGGAACTCAAGACGTATGGCGTTAGCCAGCTGGAAAAGACGGAAATGATCCGAGATTCAATTTCCATCTTTGCAGACGGGCACCATGCTGAAATGGCTTTGCCCAGCTTGGCAAAAATGAAGTTCATCAACGATACCCTCTATCCAGATTCCGCTGGGGAACGCAATGCGCAGTTGTTTGCTATGCAAAAGGTCATTGAGTTACGCGGCAATGCTGGATCAGTCGAGGCATTCAAGAAGGATGCTGATCGCATTCAAAAAATCATTGCTGCAACAGGCGGGCGAGTAAGTGGCGAAGAATGGCGTCAATTCACGATTCGTAGCGGCGTGGCGGGTAAAGGTTTGACCGACAACGCGTTTTTCAATCAGATGGAACCCATGTTGCAGGAGTTGGGAGGATCGACAGCCGGTGTCGGCTTCCGCTCGCTGTACAACAACATTGTCCAGGGACGCACCACCCAACGCTCGGCCAGGGAAATGCAAGCTCTTGGCCTGTTGAATGGCACGCACATCAAGTACGACAAGGTGGGGCAAATTAAATACATTCAGGCTGGCGCGCTGCTGGAAGGCGAACTGTTCCAAAAAAGTCCATTGGACTGGGTAGAAAAAGTTTTCCTGCCTAAGCTGGCTGCGAAAGGAATTACAGACGAAGATGCAATTAACAGCAAAATCGGCACCCTCATTTCCAATAGCAACGGTGCTGCCTTCTTGATGCGCGTGGTTGGCCAGCGCTTGCAAATGCGAAAGAGTGAGCGCCTCAATCAAAACACCGAAGGCATGGACAAGTTACACGACCGCGCGCGCGCGGTAGGCGCTGGTGCAGAACACGAAGCCCATGCCAAGCTTTCCGACCTGAAGCTGGTCATGGGAGAAAAAATTCTTCCCATGTACACGCAAGCGCTTGAAATGGCGATTGCGGCGTTCGCGCGCCTGAACGGTTTTATGGAGCGCAATCCCACCGTGGCCAAGGTGATGATTACGGCCTTTGCCGTGCTGGCCGGCCTGCTGCTGGTGCTCGGCCCGCTGATGCTGGGCATTGCCGCCATGATCGGCCCGTACGCCATGCTGCACGTCATGTTCGCCAAAATGGGCGTGACGGGCGGCGTGCTCACACCCATTCTGCGCGGCCTGGGCGGCGCCTTCATGTGGACGGGCCGCGCCGTGCTGTGGCTGGGCCGCGCCTTTATGCTCAATCCGATTGGCCTGGCCGTGACGGCGATCGCCGGCGCCGCCTACCTGATCTATAAATATTGGGAGCCGATCAAGGCGTTTTTCAGCGGCATCTGGTCGCACGTCAAGACGGCCTTTGCCGGAGGCATTGGCGGCGTCAGCACCCTGATTGCCAACTGGTCGCCGCTGGGCCTGTTCTATCGCGCCTTCGCGGGTGTGCTGGGCTGGTTCGGCATTGCCCTGCCGGCCAAATTCAGCGAGTTTGGCGCCGGCATCCTGCAGCGCATTACCGCATCCTGGGAACCTATCGCAGCCTTCTTCGCCGATATCTGGTCGCGCCTGCGTACGGTCTGCGCCGGAGGCATGGGCAACATTACGGCCCTGATTATCAACTGGTCGCCCGTCGGCGTGTTCTATCAGGCATTCGCGGGCGTCATGAGCTGGTTCGGCATCAAGCTGCCGGCGCAGTTCACCGAGTTCGGCGCCAACATCCTGCGCGGCCTGGTCAACGGCATCACGGGTTCCATGGGCGCCGTCAAGGACGCCATCAGCAATGCTGGTTCCAGCACCATTGCCTGGTTCAAGGAAAAGCTGGGCATCCACAGCCCGAGCCGCGTGTTTGCCGAGCTGGGAGACTACACCATGCAGGGCCTGGCCGTGGGCCTGGACCGCAGCGAAGGCGCGCCGATTGCCAAGGTATCGGGCCTGGCGCAGCGCCTGACGCAACTGGGCGCCGGCATCGCCATCGGCACGGCCACGGCATTGCCGGCCAGCGCCTTCGATACACGCGCGCCGCTGTCCCAGGGCGGGTTCGGCGCCGGCATGACGATCCAGGGCGACAAGATCGAAATCACGATCCAGGCGCAAGCCGGTTCCGATCCCCAGGCCATTGCCCGCGCCGTGTATGCGGCCATGGAACAGCGCGACCGAGAAAAGGCTGCACGCATCCGCTCTTCCCTGCGCGACCACGATTAAAGGAACCACACCATGATGATGATTTTAGGCATGTTCGTTTTCAGCCTGCCGACCCTCGCCTATCACGAGCTACAGCGGCAAACGGAATGGAAGCACGCCGGCACGGCGCGCGTGGGCCTGCGCGACGCGCACCAGTACGTGGGGCCAGGCGACGACACGATTACCCTATCGGGCTGGGTGGCGCCGGAACTGACCGGCTCCCTGTATTCGCTCGATGCGCTGCGCATGATGGCCGACACGGGTAAATCGTGGATACTGATCCAGGGTACGGGCCGTATTCTCGGCTCCTACCGCATCACCAGCATGACGGAGGGGCGCACCATCTTGGACGGCAGCGGCGGCGCCAGGCGCGTGGAATTTTCGATTGCTCTGAAACGCGACGACGACGGCGTGCTGGCCATGCTTGGCCTGGGCGACATCGGCGACCTGAAAAACATGCTCAGCATCGACGGCATCACCAGCAGCGTGGCCGGCGCGGCGAAGAACGCCGTGGGCAGCGTCGTCGGCAATGTGGTCGGCGGCATCACGTCGAAATACGGTGGCGTCGTCAGCGACATGAAAGACAAGATCGGCGCCGGCATCAGCGGCGCCATCGGCAGCGCGGCGGACAAGTTCAAATGAGCGAGCATATCCCCGCCTTCCGCGTCACCATCGAGGACAAGGACATCACCGCCATCGTCTCGCCGCGCCTCATCAATCTGACGTTGACGCTGTGCCGCGGCGACGAGAGCGACCAGCTCGACATTGCGCTGGACGACAGCGACGGCAAGCTGGCCCTGCCGCCGCGCGGCGCGCAGATCGAACTGGCGCTGGGCTGGCAAGCGTCCGGCCTGGTGGACATGGGCAAGTTCACCGTGGACGAGGTGGAGCACAGCGGCGCGCCCGACACCATCACCCTGCGCGCCAGGTCGGCCAACCTGATCGACACCTTCAAACAGCAGCAGGAGCACAGCTTTCACAAGACTACCCTGGGCGCCATCATCGAGGCGATTGCCTTCCGCAATGAGCTGGCGTCAGGCGTGTCGGCGCGCCTGCGCGATACCGCCATCGAGCACATCGACCAGACCCATGAAAGCGATGCGGCCTTCCTGCGCCGCCTGGGCAGGAAATACGACGCGGTGGCCACCGTCAAGAATGACAAGCTGCTGTTCATTCCCATCAACGACAGCCGCACGGCCAGCGGCAAGGCGCTGCCCGTCATCCCCATCACGCGCGCCCTGGGCGACGGCCACCGCTACCACAGCGCCGAAAGCGACGCCTACACGGGCGTGCGCGCCTTCTGGCATGACGAGCGCTACGCGCGCCGCCGCAGCGTCGTGGCCGGCGTGCCCGGCAACAGCAAACGCCTGCGCACCACCTTTGCCAGCGAGGCGAACGCGCGCGCGGCGGCCGTCGCCGAATGGCAGCGCATCCTGCGCGGCCTGGCCACCTTTGAAATGAGCCTGGCCCTGGGCAACCCGGCCGTGTTCCCGCAATCGCCCGTCACCGTGAAGGGATTCAAGCCCGAGATCGACGCCACCGAATGGCTATCGGTCAAGGTCACGCACAGCCTGGGCGGCAGCGGCTTTACCACGCGGGTGGAGTTTGAAACGAAAACGGAAGCGGTCGAGGCCGAGCGCGAGGATGAGAAAGACCCGGACGAAGGCGTCACGGGCGTGGTGGCCAAATGGAAGGACGTGGCGGCGAAGAAGAAAAAGACGGGGCAGGAACAGGCCGGTGCAACGGGCACGCTCAAGACGCTGGAGCATCTTTACAAGAGCAAGCACGGCGCCAAGCGGGCGGCGAAATTGGCGTGGGAGCGCATCAAGGAAGTGCGCGAGATCATTCGGGAGAACAGCGAGGAGCCATGGAAGCCGGCGGAAACGGCTTCCAAAGCGCAGGCGTGACGAACTACGGGAGGGTCACAGACTTTATCAGGACGCTCAATACTTCATTTGTTACACCCTTGAGTGTCTCCATAGTTCCGGCCTTCACTGATTGCACCAATCTCTCGCCCAAGGTAACGCGGCTGACCAGACTATCGGGAACAGCTTTTAGGGCGGTCAAACCTTTTTCGGAAAGTACCGCATCCGAAAAGCCTGTGGCTGTCTTGCTATTGGGGCGTACAGAAATGTACCCCTCTTGCACCAACCATGTGGCGGTGTTGATAAATGCCTCTGCCGGTCGAGTCAGTTCGGCACCTGTGAAGCTGTCAGCATTGAAGCATGCAGCTTCGCCACCTTCTATAAATTTTCTCGCGTCCAGGAAGATTGGTTTCGGGAAATTTTCGTACAGTTTTGCAAAAATTTGGCCAGTTAATACATCAAAAGCATCAATATTGGAGAGTGTCATGATCAACAGAAATTTAGAAGAAGTAGAACGCCAGGAAAACGAAATTCGGCACCATATCCATCGGCAGATATTAGGGATATCTGACCAGGTGCGCTCCAAAGAAATATGGCTTAGGATTCTGGCGACAACAAATCACGAAACCATTGCAACCGCGCTAAGCACACAGCTCACGCATTTCAACTATCAGGAAGTGCTGCGCCGCAAACAATGCATTTGCCGTCGCTAATGCCCTCGATTAGCGGGAAGCCACATTGCTGGCATATCGCCAGTCGCGCCGACGCACTCAACGGGGACGCTTCCCCTAGATTTTTCAATATGCCCTATCGAGTAGGCTTTTCCGGCAATGTAGCACTTACTATCTAAGGAAGAAGTGCTTGACTCCCCGCTTACGGGAGACTTGTATAGGAGCCAGCCGCATGCAGCTAAAGACATGCTAAGCAAAATCAAACGTCCCCTTGCAGTTCGTTGAAGTTTGCCGATGTTAGCGGCCCGCTCCTCACATACTTGGCAGGCATTATTAGCATTGCCTCCCACAACAGGTCGCGGTAATGCAGGATTTTCTGACGGTGGCTCGCCTTGGTCTGGAGGGACATCGGCAGACTTGGCATCTTTTATCCAGGTCTCCAGTAGATTTTTTACTTCCGAGTACCTCTCAAGTGGTAGCTCCTTGATCTTCTTTAAACCGAAGTCTGTAATGATGATTCTGTACACGTCCAAGGGATGGTCGCCCGTAAGCGCGGACAGGTCTTTCACCAGTGCATTGATACGACGTCGTTGGAAATCGGTAATTAATTCAACGTCATTTTTTTCTGCCCCCAAGTGAAGTGTAACTACATTGTTCAACCGGGGAGCTTCGATAATATTTCCAAAGACATTCTGCCCAACGTCGCCGCTAAATTCTGGTCTATCCATTCCGAAATCCACATCTTTACAACTTATAATTTCAATTTGACAATATTTTTCACAAAATGAAGTCCACTCTCACTGACTATTGATGAGGGGAAACACCCCATCAAATGGGTTTCTTTTTACTCTTATTGGGCATTTTTACTGTGTTTGGCCCTGTGATATTGCCGTAGATATTTTGGCCGATATCGCCATGGTGTACTGGCTGCACAAGGTTCTGCGGCTGGTTCATCCCTCCGATTAAACCAAGCACGCCAGCCTTTCCTCGAATATCCATCTTGCGGTATCCAGCGACAACCTCGCTCTCGTCCGAGCTTAGGTTCCCTGGCGTGAATTGGCCCGTTACCACATAGAGCACATCGACCCCAATGGCCGAAACAGCAGCCAGAAACTCTGCGTTTGGTACTTGCTTCCCTTGCTCCCAGTCTATCTGCGTGCGCTTTGAAGCCCCGCCTACTGCCGCAAAATCAGCCTGGTTATAGCCAAGTCGTTCACGCTCAGCCTTAAGACGCATTCCAATAATTTCACGCAATTTCTCACCTTTTGCTTTACAAGTGCAGTTTTTCGCACTATATTTACGTCATTACCATGTGACGTATACAAATCATACCTTATGACAACTATCGCCCCAGTGACGCGGCAGCCAAAGAACCCACTTTCGCAGCCCATCCCGATTCGCTTGCTTCCTCCTGAGATTGAGCGTGTAGAAAAGTTTGCACAGCAGGATTCCCGTTCACGAGCGTCTTTCATGCGCTTGATGCTGCTGCGCGGTCTGAACTCTTACGAAGCCGAACTCGTCCAATTGACCGTTGTCCATCACGCTTAACTGCACAGGAGCAGGCCCATGTACCCCGATACAAAACGTATTCGCAAACATAAAGTCATGCTGCGCCTGGACGACTATGAGCACCAGCTTGTTTCCTCGATCGCCAATTATCAGGGCGAAGAATTAGCCGTGCTGGTGCGCCAGATTGTCATGCGTGAAGCTCTTGCCGCCATTGCGAATGACGACATCGACAGCGTACAGCGTCGCAGCGCTTAAACCGAGTCCCTGAATAGTAACTTTTGAGTAACTGAAAAGCTGCCGAACATGCCCGATCACGAAATTCATATCAACGACGAAGAACTTGCAGCGCTGGAAGTCGTTCGTCAACGGCAAGGGCTGGCAAGTATCGAGCAAGCGGCTGAATGGCTCGTCAAGTCGCGCTTACGCAAGCAGTCAAAAAACATGACGGGTCGCGGTCGCGCCCTGTATCAAGTGGAAAGAAAGCTGAAATGAGAGTCATCGGCCTGCCCTGCCCGCATTGCGAAAACACCGTCCGCGCCGTCAAGAGCCGCACGATGTCCGCCATGTTCAAGGAAATCACCTACATGTGCCAGAACCCAGAATGCGGGCACTCCTTCGTGGCAGGCCTGGAAGTGCTGCGCACCCTCTCACTGTCCGCCATGCCCAAGGCCGATATCCGCATCCCGATGTCCCAGCATGCGCGCGCGGCAGCCACCAGCCAACTGGCCCTGGACCTGACTGCGGGTTGCTGATGACTATCCCGATCCTCGCGCCGCCGTAGCCCGGCTGCCGTAACTCCCCTCTTTTGCTATGCCCTGCAGCGCTCCCTTTTGAGCGTGCGGGATTCGTTCAACCTGAAATAAGGAAAACCGATGTTAAACGGTCTTCAAATGCTCAAAACCGTCACCTTATCGCATGAGTCTGTGCTGACCGCATTGTGCGCCCTTGGGCGTCAGCGCCTGCAGGACAAAGAGCTTTTACAGCAATGTGTTGAGTCCTCGCATCGCACTTGGGTCCAGCGCGAAATCTCCATGGCAGATTTCGCCATCATCAGCCTGAGAGGCGCAGTCAACGCTGTTCGCTATTGCCAAGCATGCGGCCATGTGGGCGATGTAATCCCCCCAGCGGTCGACTGCTGCCCAGGTGGCAAGTATGCGGCCATGGTCCATCCAGAGATCGCGCGCCAGGCGCAAATCGGCCTGACAGTCTTGGTATCGCATGCGGACGGAAAAATCCCATGCGGCGGCGATATGGCGGGAGAGCGGNAATGCTGCGCTTGCTCAACACCTGCGGCGTCTGGCTGCTGTCGCTGCTGATCGTCATCACCCCTGCCGTGCTGCGGGCTATTGGCCTCATCAAGGACTGAGCCATGCCGGCGTCCCTTATCGACAATCACCTGTCGTTCTTGCCAGCGGCGGCCATCCTCGCCGCACGCGACAAGGACGTGCCGACGCCCCCAGGGGCGCCGGAAGCGCTGGCGGCCATCGCTGCGGCGAAAGCCAGCCTGGCCGAACGGGCCAGCTTGCGCGCCATCGAGCAGCGGCGTGCCAGCGAGGCCCGCTTTATCGCCCAGGCCTGGGGATTTTCGCCGCGCGGTGCTCGCCGCTCCGTGCTGATCGCCGCCGGCATGGACGCCGACCGCTGGGAATCGCCCATCCACTCATTTACCGAGGAAGAGCGCATCGAGCTGCGCGCCGCCACCTCTGCCGCTATCCGTGTCTACGAAAGACTGTTGAATGCCATCTAAAGAAATTCTCAAGCCCGCCCAGCGTCACGAGGCATTTTTGCGCTCCAAGTTCTTCGCGCCCGAGCTGGCCCGCATACCGTTCAAGTGGCGCAACCGCGTCATCAACGCGGCCCTGGCCAAGATGGCCTGGTCGTCCTGGTATAAGGTCTATGAGTCCATTGCCACCAGCTTTGTGCGCGAGTTCGCCGAACAATACGTGCCGGCCGGCGTGGATCTGTCACAAAGCGACGCCGACATCGTGGCCACCGCCGAGCGCGCGGCGGCTGGCATCGTCAAGATGCTGTGGAGCGCCATTTCCGACAAGCACGCCCTGCAGATCATGGAAGACGAATGCGCATCATATGGCATCGAGCTGCCGGAATTTGACGACGCTACCGACACCATTGCCCGCCTGGTCGATGCGCGCTGGTGGCGCCGCCAGTTGCGCAAGCGCGTAGGCCGCGCCTTTGAAGCCGGCAATATCCGCCTGGGCTACGTCAACTATCACGCTGAACCCTACGCCAGCACGGAGGCCGTGCTGGCCCGCCTGGCGCAGAACCGCCGCAACGCCGCAGCGCTGGCCGCCACGCTGGTGCAGAACGAGAATGGCCAGCAATTCAGCATCGCCGAACTGGCCGAGAAAACCACCGCCAACAAGGCCATCCGGCGCGGCGAACTGATGTTGCGCATCAACGGTTTTGAGCAGATCGCCCGCGAGTGCGGCGACCAGGGCATTTTCATCACCTGGACGTGCCCGTCGCGCTTTCACTCGACGCACCACAGCGGCAAGACGAACGAAAAATACGATGGTTCCACGCCGCGCGAGGCAAACGCCTACCTGGGCAAGATGACGGCCCTGTGCCGCTCCGCACTGGCGCGCCGTGGCATCGGCCTGTACGGCTTTCGCATCGCCGAGCCGCATCACGATGGCTGCCCGCACTGGCATCTGCTGCTGTTCGTGCGTCCCACCGAAAAATACAAGACGCCGCACCTGCAGGACGTGGCCAGCCGCGCCATCCGCATCATGAAGCGCTATGCCTGGCGCGTGGACCGTGGCGAACCGGGCGCCTTCCAGCGCCGCCTGGACGTCAAGCGCATCGACTGGTCCAAGGGCAGCGCCGCCGGCTACATTGCCAAGTACGTGGCCAAGAACATCGACGGCGTGGTCGACCACAAGACGAAAGAAGGCTATGTCGTCACGCCGGATACGGAAGGCGATATCGAGCTGACGCCATCGGCGCGCGTCGAGGCATGGGCGTCGCGCTGGGGCATCCGTCAATTCCAGCAATGGGGCGGCGCGCCCGTCACCGTGTGGCGCGAACTGCGCCGCATCGAGGAGCACATGCTCAACGAGGCGCCGGCCGCCATGCGCCGCGCCTGGGATGCCGTGCAAAAGATCGACGGCGAAAAGCGCGCCTGCTGGGCCGAATACCTGCGCGCCCAAGGCGGCGCCCTGGTGCCGCGCAAGGAACTGGTCGTCACCCTGGCCAAGGACGAAAAGACGGTCATCGGCCGCTACGGCGAAACCCAGCGCATCACGCCCTACGGCGTGCGCTGCAGCGACCTCATCGGCGTGGTGTTCAAGTCCGTGCGCCATACGTGGACGCCCGTACAGTCCACAGGCGGGCGCGGGGTGGCTGTTGGGGTTGCCGTTCCTCGGACTCGTGTAAATAACTGTACGCACCCCGACCACCCTGCCCTGCCGGATCGCAGCCCCGACATCGTACGGGCGATCTGTGATGAAGAGCGAACCGCGATTTGGGCTTGTGCAGCACACAACAATCTATGCCCATTCCCCCGGATCCCGGGCGACCAAGAAAAGATCGATTTGCTTTTCGAAGTGGCAAGGCTAAACGCCTGCCCCTACCCGCGCGTGATCGTCACCGATTCGTCTTCCACAAGAGGAAATGCCACATGAGTACCTTTTCCGTGACCGTTCGCACGCAAACCGAACGCTTTGAATACGCCGCGATTGCCGCTTCCAGCGGCGACGCAATCCAGGCCGCCCTCGACCACTTCGGCGTGTGCGGCGTTACCGCCAAATTGAAAGGAGCACCGCAATGCTGAACACCCTGACCGATTCACCGCGGCAAATCGCCCTGGGCGACCGCGTGACATTCGATACCGACGAAAGCGATCCCGCAGAGATCGCCAACGAGCTGCGGTACTTGCACGAGAAGCGCCGTATGGCGCTCCAGCGCAAGGAGGGACTCATCGAACAAATGCTGACCAACATGTGTGGAATCCGGAAAACAGGCGTGTACCAGGCAGATGTGTCTGCCGCACATGCAGAAATCCATCAGATCGACATCACCTTGAACATTCTGTACACCCAAAAGCTGAAAGGAAGCCTGCAATGCTGAACACCCTGGCCAATTCACCGCGGCAAATCGCCCTGGGCGACCGCGTAACGTTCGATACCGATGAGGGCTACCAGGCAGGCACCGTCAACGCGCTGCGCCGCGACGTAGGCAACGGCGAACTGCACGCCTGGGTGGAGCTGGACCACCAATGGCCGGGTATGTTCTGTGCTGTTCCTTTGTCCGCTCTGGTAAGGCCATAAAGAAAATGGACCAATACAAAGAATTTTGCAGACTGCGCGACTATCGCAAGCCAGGCGTCGAAGTTCCCCAGCACACCGAGGCAGAAGCGTTCGCATTGGCGATAGGGGCATATTCCAAAAATACGGAACGCGCAAAGGCAACTAGCCCGGCATTTCGCCAGCATCGTCATTCATGTGACCGCTGCGGTTCGGTTATGGCAGAACCATCGGACTTGTACGAAATGTCCGCCGACTTTTCGTGTGAGGCATGTTTGACAGATGCTGAGCGGAGGTAAGGAAAAAATGCTTCGCTATATGACCATACCAAAGTTCTCCAGCGAATCAGGCTATACCCCTGACGCGATCAGAACAAAGATCCGGGACGGGATCTGGCCGAAGGACGCCGTCTGGATCAAGGCACCAGACAATCGAATTTTAATTGACGTGAAAGGGTATGAATCATGGGTAGAGACGGGCGAGGTGTTAAAGCTGCATCGGAAAGCAGCATCGAAATCACCTTCATGTATCGCGGCACCAGGTGCCGGGAAAGGATCGCGCTCAAGCCCACCTCCGCTAACCTGAAACGGGCCGAGAACCATCGAGCGGCGATCCTGCACGCGATCTCTACCAACAGCTTTGACTATACGGCCACATTCCCGCAATCATCCAATGCGGTCAAGTTCGCCGACCAGGTCGGCGACGTGCAGACCGTCGAGGCGTTTCTGGATAAGTGGCTGGACAGGCAGAAAAAGCACCTCAAGGCCAGCACGTACAACGGCTATCGCAAGATCGTCGTCGGCCAGCTGATCCCCTGGTTCGGGACGATCATGCTGTCGGCGCTGCGCAAGAAAGACGTGCGGGCGAAGCTGGAGCCCATGAGCGCGACCAACAAGACCATGGCCAACATCCAGAGCGTGCTGCGCAAGGCGCTGGACGACGCGATAGAGGACGAACTGATAGAAGTCAATCCGCTGGCGCGCTGGTGCTATTCCAAAGTCGAGGCGCCGCAGTCGAAGGACGATATCGACCCGTTCACAAAAGAGGAACAAGCTGCAATTCTGGCACAGGCAACCGGCCAGGGGCGTAACCTGCTGCAGTTTGCTTTCTGGACCGGCTTGCGCACGTCCGAGCTGGTAGCTCTGGATTGGGCCGACGTGGATTTCGTGCGTGGCGTGGTGATGGTGACGCGAGCCCTCACCCAGCACTCCAAGGCTGCAGAAAGCACCAAGACCAGCGCCGGCCGCCGTGAAGTCAAGCTGCTGGAGCGTGCCATGCATGCGCTGCAGGAGCAAAAGGCGTTCACCTGGGCGAAGAGCGAGGAAGTCTTTCAAAATCCACGCCTGGAACGGCGCTGGGAGGGCGACCAACCAATCCGCAAGACACTATGGACCGGCATTCTGCAAAACGCTGGCGTACGGTATCGCAACCCTTATCAGACACGGCACACCTATGCCAGCATGATGCTATCGGCCGGCGAACACCCTATGTGGGTGGCAAAACAGATGGGGCATACGGATTGGACAATGATTGCGCGTGTATACGGACGGTGGATGCCAGATGCTGACCAAACAGCCGGTTCAAAAGCAGAAGCAATCTTTGGAGAGCCATAGTTGCAAAATACATCACAACCAATAAGAACTTGCCGAGACAGAGTTACGAAGTGTACACCTCAGTTTCGGTAAACAAAACGTCTCGATCCCATACCCACTATTCATACTTGGCTAATGCCTTTGCAAAGCCAACTGTGACCTCGTTCAACGTGTCGATTGATCCTTGACTGACGAGCATAAGAATTTCTCCACACACGTTGTTTCGGATTGATGCGACTCCATGAACCGTTTGAATAGGTATGTTCAGTAGCCCAGATAAAACCTTCATCGAACTGAGCTGCTGCGCTGTTAGAGATTTAGAAGCGGCCCATTCGTCGTAATGCCGAAAGTTCGCTGCTGCGGCCGAAAATACTTCACCGATGGAAAAGGTAGCGAACAGCTTGCCAGCTTGGCGCCACTGAGCGTCAGATGCATTCACATCCAGCTTCAAACGATAAAAAAGACTGTTTAAAATTACAGCTATAGAACCGGCAAGGGTTGAGAAAACCAACTGTGCTTCGATGATAGCATCAGTGACTTCATGGAAAGCCGCTGCATCTTTGGACAATGTGGGCGGTTCTCCTCGCTGCCGGGCAGTAGACAGCCCTTCGAATGTCTGTTCAGCCCTTACCATCGGGACGAACAATTCTCTTATCGTTGACTCACTTTGCCGCCAACGCTCAATAAATCTAAACATTCCATTAGCTGTTGCATTTCCGAGCTGCCAATCACCATCGCGCGTCACCGCGATATCACCGAAATTATTCAACTGTAGGTCAAGGCTCGTCTTCAGCTTTGTTAGCCCGAAACGTGACAGAGTTTCGTCGAATTCCTGCATGACACGAATACTCCTATTGGTGTAAGGCTATGATTGATTAGAAATGAAAGCAGATGGAAGAGCCTACTTCAATTTATGTACCTGGCAAATTTTTGATAGGCTGCCGAGCTTTAACAACAACTCAGGATGCAACATGGCACGCCGAAGTCGTAAATCACCAGGCGCTCTAAGTTTAAGACTCACATTTTCAACACGAAAGGCGTCTCCAACTGGGACAGCAAACCGATATTCCTTTTGCCACTCAAATGATTTGGGCTTTCTCATAGCAATCCGCTCAGGTAGTGCCCAATCCACAATCGGCGCCTCATCCCACTCGTAGTAACGAACTTGATGATGTACGAGCTTCTCTGCACGCAGTCGCCGTCTCAATGAAAGTTTGGATCGTACTAGACTAATAAATTTTAGAGGATCGAATATTTCCACTGCTACCTCGGCGTCAAATCGATGCGCGATATCGGAAGAAATCTCTGTACTCATGCAGTAGACAAATATCTCCTCTTCCTTCGCAGTAGCCTCGAAGCGATGCGGCAAGGCAATTGTTTCTTTGGTACTTACGTTGGTTATCGAAAGGCCTTCCGACGGCAGATGAATCAATGTTCCTTCGTGTTCGTCCGCACGTACGCCCTCGTCCTCATAATCTCGAAAGTAAGAAAGCGCGCGGAAGAGTACTTCACCTCTATCTACAAACGCATCTGCATTCTTCTTCGAAAAATAACGGACGAGGGGTTTCATTCGGGTATCCTTGGGTTGACGTGCAGGTCTAAATATCAAAAAAAGCCGATATCACCACGACTAGGGCGCATTCCAGATTATGAAAATTCGTCACAACATCGAGGCCAATGTCCGCATTTTGCCAGCAAATTCTGTTAAATACGCGAAAATATTGGGTTTACGGTAGGTTCGATTCCCGCCGTCTCCACCACCGAACAAATAAAAAGGGCTTCCCCGCTTCAGCGGGGAGGCCCTTTTATTTGTTCCATGCATGCAGAACGCGGGCGTCGCCTCCGCGTCCGGCACGGGCGCGGGGGTTTTGCGGGACTTCGGCGAGCGCAGCTCGGCGCCGCAAAACCGGGTTGCGCTTGCAAGCGCAACCCTCTCCGATTCTTCTGGCTAGCTCTTGCGCCGCAAGCGGTTTTTCCTAACAACAACCTTAGCTGCTCAGGCTGTGTGCGGATGGCGGACTTGCTCCTCGTACCCAGATGCATCCTTTACATAACACCACAACCGCTCAAACCACAATCACAAGAAAAACTGAAAATTCGGGGTTTGCGGAAACTTTTTTTGCAAAATGCCCTCCACACGAAATTTTTTCTGGTAACATTCCCTTCACAAGAGACAACTTTGAGAGCGACGCATGAATACAGCACCTCCACTTGGCCTCCGCGAGCTAGAGCAGCTCATAATGAAGCATGTTCCACGTGATATCTTTATGGCTTGTGAAGATGCTTACTATAACGGCGATGAAAAAGGCCGTACTGAGTCCTCACCTTTTGCGAAAGGCCACCGTCCTTCCGCCGCAGGTCAAATTAAGCATTTTCGTATTAATGAAGCCTTCCATGAAGCTTTAGAGGCCCAAAATGCAGATCCAACCCCAATAAAAGGAACACAATTAGTTATAGGGCGATCAGGTATATTTAAAATTGTTCGACTCAATGTGCCGGGCCACAAGTGGGTAAACCTGAGACGTAGTGCTACACGTAAAGCACTAGCTGAACTCAACGATGATATTAAGCGTAGTTATGTTCAAAGTGACTTTTTTACTGACGCACTCGCACCAGCCGGAGGAACAATATTTATTATTGGTGTTATGGATGGCATTGATGAAAAAGGAATTTCTCAGTTAACGCAAGTTAAAATCGCATTACCAGCACCCGACATGAAATCATGGCTTTACATAAATACCATTTCTGATTTTGTGAGTCTTTACGACCAAGCAAACGTTGTTACCCAAGTTGATAACGCTCAACCAAAACTCAAGAAAAATACTAAGAAACAAACAGGAAATGACCAAGGGAATTAATGATCTCCAGCCTGCACGCCTTGAACAGGCGATTGCGGCTCGTGGCCTCACCAAGGGCCAATTAGCAAGTCTCGTCGGCGTAGCAGCACCGACAGTCACAAAATGGTGTAAAGGTGATCAATCACCAGAAACCCATACATTTGATCGCCTTGCTTCTGTACTCAACGTGCAAGCAGAGTGGCTTACACGACCAATATTGCAATCTATTTCCCCTCCGTTATATCGCAGTAATGCGTCGACCCTAAAAGCTGCTCGTGCGAAGTTAGAAGCACGCACAGAATGGCTACAGGAAGTTGCGTCACTCCTCAGTGAATATGTTGAATATCCTAAGGTCAATCTACCACAACGAAATTTCATAGATCCCGAGCAAATTAGTGATACTGATATCGAGTTTGCTGCAGATGAGTGCCGGGCACTGTGGCAGCTAGGACATGGACCAATTCCAAATCTTGCTTTGGCTGCTGAAAGTGCAGGCATTATCGTGGCTAGAGAGGAAACTGAAATATCGGCTATTGAAGGATTGTCGAGTTGGAGCGAATTATTGAACCGACCGATTATTTTTCTATCAGCAGATAAAGCTAATGGATTTCGCAGTCGCTTCGATCTCGCTCACGAAATAGGACACCTAATACTTCATAAAAATATATCTAGAGCCGATGAGCGAGACCGCTACAATCAAATGGAAAAGCAAGCACATAGATTTGCTAGTGCTCTATTACTTCCTGCTGAAAAATTTTCTTGCGAAGTTCGCGTACCGACAAATTTGGACAACTTATTAATACTGAAGCAACGTTGGGGAGCATCTGTAGCCGCGATGATGATGCGATTACATTTGCTTGGATTATTAAGTGATGAGGAAAAATTGGCGCTCTTTAAACGTCGCTCTGCTCGATGGGGATCTAAGGCTGAACCTGGAGATGAAAAATGGAATCCAGAATTACCACGACTGCTGCGTCGTACTGTAGAGTTGTTGGTAAACGAGGGAATATTACCAGCTGAGAGTCTTCCGCGTCATTTAGGCCTTTCCCCTCTAGACATACAGAAGCTTTGTGGTTTACGTAATAACTACTTTGATGCACCAGGAGAGGTAATTGATCTTGCCACGCTACGCATAGCAAAATCCGATGAGCAAGCGGTACGTCGTCCTGAGAGAGGTCCAGGGTCTGTCATTGCTTTTCTAAATTTCAAGAAATAGAATGCGAGCAAGGCACTATATGCAACCAGGTCAGTGCCTCCATTTGTACATAACCTCTATATCTTCATTGGTGCTGAGGTCGCGTCCGCTATTCGGACACGACCTCAGCACTCAGGAATCAAAACTGCGATTACTCCCCGCACACCGCCCCACCCACCGCCCCCCCAATACTCAAGCCCGTCGACAAATCAAACCCAAAATCACAGCGATAGCCATCCTTTGATCGATATCGGCACAGCAGCATGTCACGATTACGAATGCGTATTTGCGGATCGGCGCAGCCATCGCGCATATCCGGACCGATGGCTTCGAACAGGTCTTTTGCGGCGGTTCCCGTCAAGCGAAACGCGACTTTGGTATCGCCCGCAACCGGGGCCACGGCATCGTCGAGATATGCGCCATAGATCGCGTACGAACCTGAAAATTCCTTCTGTACAAACTCCCAGACGGCCCGGGCCTGATGCGCCAGCAGCAAGCACAGCATGGTGGCAAGTATCAGACTGACGCGTTTCAGCAT